GGCATCAATCAACTTGGCTAGCCCGTACGCATCAAGGGGAGACTGCGCGGCAGGTGTACCTGTCATCATCCATAGCCATGTATCGTCGTTAATAAGTTTGTTCAGCGTCTTCCATCTCTTTGATTGCGAATTTTTGTAGTGTGTTGCTTCGTCAACAACGATGAGATCAAAACTACCCTTGGCAATCTCTTCGGACACAATCTCTACACCGTCATAGTTTATTATGACAAAGTCTGCACCCTGCCCAATGATGGCTTTACGTTTCTTAGACGCACCGTGTGCTATGTCTACACTGCGATGCGGGGCAAAGGTGAACAGGTCTTCGCGCCATGCTGAGTCCATAATAGATAGGGGGCATATCACTAACACTCGTTTGATCTTGCCTTGTTTCATCAGGTAGTCTGCCGCCCATATTGCACTGGCTGTCTTACCTGTACCTTGCTCGTTGAAACAAAAGGACTTGCGGTTCATGGTCAGGAATGCTGACGTTTTCTTTTGGTGGTCGAACGGAGCGTGCTTACCTGTCCACGTATAGCGGCTCTGTATGGGTGATGGCACGTTGATGTTAAGGCGTTTCAGTGTGTGCATCTCGTCGATGCCCCAGTTTACCAACACTTCGTTGGTTCCTACTTCCTTACTCTTTGGTACGGTTTCAGTGACACGTTTTGGATTGCGTAGCTTTAACAGCAACGCCTTACTATCTATTATTCGCATTTAGTTCTCCTTTCGGGCAGTTGCCCGAATTACTTTTTCTTCTTGTAGTTACGTGCGCGGTTCTTGCTTGAACTCTCTATACGTATACCATCTTTGTTTTTACCTCCTTTGACTAAGGCCTTCTTGTGGCTGACATCTTTACCTTCGCGTTTATCTGCTTTGCCGTTACCGTTACGGTCTACGCCTTCTTTATCAACCTTGCGTCGTGCACGCTGGCGTTCCATACGTCTCTCAAACGTAGCGCTACCTACAGGGGCGTTAACTTGTTTTTTGCGTTTTCTCATCCGTTTGCTCCGTTATGAACACATTCGATTACAGGGCAGTGGCGTCTACATAACCCGTTAGGGCGTGCATTCCACATATCCTCGTCAGCCGCAGTCTTCATCTGAGCATACTTACCCAACCATTTTTCCCACAGCTTGCCGCTATCATACTCCATGTAAGTATCTTTTACCAAGTCATTACACACAACAAAGAGTAACCCTGCACGTACAGTCTTGATCTGTGGGTATCTAGCGAATACGCCCAAAGCCATTAACTCTAGTTGACCCTTGTCTGCGTACTTGGATGATTTGCCTGTCTTGTAGTCCACCACCCATGCGAGGTCGTCGTCCAGTATTACTAGGTCAGCAATACCACGGAACCAAACGTCCTTGGCATAGAAGTCACAAGCCTCTAGGTTCTCTGTTATACCTAGCTTTATCTCGCATAGCTTGTCGCCCTTGCGATCCCTCAAAGATGTTAGGGCTTCTTCTGCAAAGCCAAACTTAGCGGGGACAGGTACGTCCTTACCAACAAAGTCCTCTGCCATCTTATGAAATGCGGAGCCGTATAGGATAGCCTCAGTCTCCTTGAACGGAAACTCCTTGAGTATCTTCTCATGGTAGAATTGTTTAGGACATTGCTCGAATGCTTTGATCTTACTAAACGACCACGGGGCTACTTTAGTCATTCGTTACCCGCAATACATTCTATTACGTCATCACTTACGCGGCTCCAAAGACCAGAACATATACTACCACCACTACCACTCTCACAGCTACTTTCGTAACCGTCTTGGTTAAAACAATGACAGCTACTATTGTTTAGTGGTTTACATCCGTAGGTGCCGTGAGGAACCACAGCTACATATTTACCACGTTCTTGAGGATTTTCAAAAGCCAAAACTACTGCCATTACTCACATTCTCCATATGATTTACCCGTGCCGCTTTCGCAGGTTATGGGTAGTCCCTCGGCCCAATCGGGCGTTTGGCTCATGCACTCTTCCATGTACGCTTGCGCTTCGTCTAGTTCTTCGTCACGTACGCATGTAATTATTGAGTCATGTACAGTTAGCACAGCCTTGTACTTCTTGGCAAGAAGTATCATTTGATGCCCTATGATACAACGTGCTATAGCCTGACACACGTTCTCGACAACCTTACCGCCATATATCCGATTCGGACCTTTTCTTGTTCGGTAGGTATACTCGTAGCCACGGTCAGATTTCTCTGCGGCTAGGCCATGATAGAACATGGGTAGACCAGAAGGTAACATGATAGCATTTTTGCGTGCATCTACTTGCAAGACACCGTCCTTGCCAAACTGCACACTATCTCCACGGGCCATGTACTGCACCATGTTGTTGGCGTCACGCCATAGCTGACTGATAGCCCCGTTGGTACTGCGATAGATGTCGATGATGCGACGTGCTTCGTCAAGCTCCATGTCAAAACCAAACGTCTGTAACTGTGCTTGGAACTTGGGCGCACCCATACCATACCCTGCACCGAGGATTGTAGTCTTACCCACAAACCTCTGATCCTTGCTTACCCCGTCTGATTTCACGTTATATATACTGGACGCCATGTGCTTATACACATCGTCCCCGTTGGCAAACGCATTGGTGAGATCGTCTTGACCTGCCAACCATGCTAACACACGTGCCTCGATCTGCGAACTGTCACAGTCAATCAGGGAATACCCCTCGGGAGCCACAATGCTACTCTTTAATTTCTTACCGTTCGGCCCACGGCTAGGCAGGTTCTGTAGGTTGATCTTGTCGTCACCGCCCCATCGTCCTGTGTGTGCCGCATAATATCTTACAGGTACGGGTAACAAACCACGCCCTGCAATGTCGATGAACCGCTGTGTCCTTGTTTCTTCCAAGGTAGACTTTGTGCCGAGGCGTGCCGCTACTAGAGACTGCACCTTTTCGTTCTCGTGATTGAGTAGTGCCTTGAACCCCTCGTCTGACTTGGCAAACGCAAACGTCTCCTTGTCTGTGGTCGGGCTAATCTTCACAGGGGGTTCAACCCCAAACCCTTTTAGCAACTCAGCAAACTTGGGGTTAGACATCAGCTCCTTCTTGTCCGTAACACCTGCATCTACTAACAGCTTATCCTTACGCTCTTTGATGTCACCAAGATGCGAGGTCAGTAGGCCATTGTCCAAGGCCAGTGTCGGTTCCGTAAACATCCGCAGGGTCAGGTCGATCAGATGTAGTTCTGCTTTGGGGAACTTACGCATCATAAGACTGAACAGCTTATACGTTAGGATCACATCGTTAATACAGTAGTCCCCGTATGCGCTTAGTTCTTCGGGTCCAAAATCTCCACGCCGCTTTCCGAGTGCGTCGAGTACCTCAGTCCCCTTAACGCCGATATTGTACCTTTCAGATAACGCAGCGAGACTTGCGCGAGCTTCAGTCCCATGTAGGGCACGGGCAATACACAGAGTATCGGTATACATGCGAGGACAAATATCAAAACGCCAATTAAGAATGGCACCATCAAACATAGTATTATGGCAAAGTACCATAGCGTTTTCCCAAGGGAAGGTTTCGAGGTATTTTTTAATCTGGTCATGCGTTCCACTGGCCCACTCCGTATCTCCATTGTTTAGCCTTACAGCCACGCCGATCACCTCAAAACGAGGATCACGGACGTAGGCTTCTGTTGTCATTTTACGCAGGGAATAATCCTTGTCGTAATACGTTTCAAAGTCTAAGGTTATAAGGTCCATTATTCTTCAGCCATTAACTCTCCAGAACAGGCTATGTACCCTGCACTATCAATATAGTTATCTGGGTTGGCAGGGTTCGAGTGTACACGTGCTATCTTTAGCAGTGCCATCATCACCCCAACATCTTCGGCCTTGATGAAATCTATTAGCCCAAGGTGTACGTTCCAGTAGTCAGAGATACGTTGAAAGTTGTCTTGCATGTCACCGTGGTCAACCGCACGATCCTTGGTCACATACTCCTTCGCTGTGTCTAAGATGTTACCACGTGAGTATGAACGTGGCTCGGGGGAGCTGGACGTCTCTGCTTCCGCTTCAAACACCTCTTTCGGTG